TGATGCAAGATAAATACGGCGAAACTGTAAAGTTTGACAGAGATTTAAATATTGCTTTTGACCCAGCCCTTATTGATTTCCTCAAGGTTTACAATCCATCAATAAAGAAATTTGATTCATGCGAACATTGGGGCTGGAATAATGAAGGTGAAGAGAATCTTCCGTTTCACGATTTCGGAAGAATAGCGGATTTTCACTTTAATATTTACAAGGACAAAACAGTCTTATATTATGGTGATGGTCCACATTATGGATATTTTAAAAGTGAACCAACACGGTTTATTTTACTTCCAGTTGGAGCAATTCCAACTAAAGGATTTATTCCTACAGGAAGCCTTTCGTTCGTAAAAGAATTTCCATTCCCAAAAACAATGTTTGATCTGGCCGCTCACATTGATGGTTTTTTCGCCTATAGGTTTAAGCATATTTGGGAACTAAAGACAGCTTATAAAGAGCGATTCAGTTCGGCAAAAAACAATTTACCTGAAGATAATGATTTACCATTTTAAAAACAACAAACATGGACCAGGCATCACAAACAAAAGTAATGGCAGCCGGCTTCCGGATCCTCCGGACCGATGATACCATTTCTCCAAGAATTAAAGTAAAAATAGGCGGCGCCCGGGAGTGGCACACGCTCGAAAAGTTTGAAACAAAAGCAGCCCGCGATCGCAGGTTCAAAGAACTGCTTGAAAACGACAAAACAATCCAGGATTAACATGGAAAAGAAACTGATTTATGATGGAACTGTAACAAAAGCCATCGTTAAAAATGAAAATGAGCACATTCAAAAAAACTGGATGGTTGGCCGGTTCTACGAAACTCAGCGCAATGGTATGCTGAATGTGATTTACGAATCCGAAAAAAAAGGAGGTAAGTTTATCGATATCGGCGCCAGCATCGGTAACCACACCCTGTTCTTTGCCAACGTCATGAAAGGACAGGTTATCGCTTTTGAGCCTCAGTTCGATAGCTATATTCAGTTGAGGGATAACATCGAGCTGAATCATTTAACGGTAACCACATTCAATGCAGCTCTGGGCGACCGCAAAGGCTTAGTGCGAATGAAATCCAATTCACCTGATAATGTTGGCATGTACCAGGTGGATGAAAGCGGGATCGGAAACACTGTTCTGCAGACATTGGATAGGTACGAACACTTTGTAGGGGGTTACGATGTAATAAAGATCGATGTAGAGCACTATAACAAGAAGCTTCTCACCGGTGCAGCTGAAGTATTAACCAATGGCCGGGGCAATGTTTACATCGAAGCCGAAACGCCGGAAATCTTAAAGGAGACCGATGATATCATGGCTACCTACGGTTACTATAGAATTCCTGGGCTGGTTATGAATCATACGCCAACGTATCTTTATGTGAAAGTCAAACCTATACCATGAAATGAAAAAGACAAGTTTGAGAAATAAATTGATAAGAATCATTGTATTTGTTCTTTTAAAGCCACTTAAAAGGATAGCAGGTCTTTTGCTCTTTTTCATTTGGGCATTTTTGATAGGAACTACGGTTTACCCTTTCTTGACAATATTTTTTGGCATAGATAAGGGTAATGACTTTATGGATAAACATGCGTTTTATTTTGTTGATTGGTGGGAATAATTGTACCCACAATAGAGTTATTGCCCATCTACAATAACTTAAAAAAAATCTCCCCACCATCAGCCCGCTGCATTCCACTGTAGCGGGCTTGTTTTTGCCCGGTAGGCCATGCTCCGGATCCACTCTCCAGGAGAACCGGCCGGCACTGATCAGCGAAGCGGCAAACAACATGAGCGTAAGCGAATACCTTCTTATTAGATTCCACTGGTGCCCGGTTGGCCATGTTCCGGATCTTCTTATCCAGGCAACCGGTTGGCCACCCTCAGCGAAGCGGCAAACATTATGAGCGAAACGAATACCTATTATTTCTTCACCCCCTCCACTGGCTCCGCGGCACACATTTACTCAGTCAATAATTGATCAATTTTGCATATTTTCCGAAACCGCCCCCCACCCCCCAATGTTGTTTTTTTTTGTAATTTGTAATTTATATAGATAAACTATCGAAGATCAGAAGGTTACAAGATTACAAAAAAATTACAAATCAAAAATATTTTTGTAATTTTCTCAAGTTTGTAATTTTTGCCGGAAGGTTGAAGCCCCTGTTTTCTCTGAAATTACAAAAATTACAAAATTTGTAATTGCTCATTATCAGTAAGTTAGAAAAAAATTACAAACCGGTTTGTAATTTTGTAATTGCTCATTATCAGCAAGTTACAAGGCTCAAAACATAGAAATTACAAAATTTTACCAATTTTGGCCGGTCCATAGAGGGGTGTGTTTTTTTTGAATTTATGCCATGTCAGCAATTTGGCCGAAATATATTTTTTTTAAAAATAGTTACAGTTGTAAATTTAGTGCATGCAAAAAACCGAAACTGACCAATCTATCGAATTGATTTTAAGGAAACAATCAAGCGAAAATTATCTAAGGTTTATTTTCAACACGCCATCAGGAAGTGTTATCCAGGTTAACCGCGATCACGAGGTCGGGCAATACCTGTTCTCCAGGATCCGGACATGCAGTTTCAAAAAACGCCAGCTGGATCCAGGCGTCACCGGCAGCATAGTAAAACTGCAGATGCCAACACATGGTAACGACTGCGGCCGCAATTGTCTTTCGTACTATTCGGCCGAAGATATGGTCAGGATTAATGACTATATTGAAGCTTCAGCGTATCTTGATTTTCGCATGATGGTTCAAACCGGGAATATTGATCTGAAGATGGACCGGAAAACAGTTATCGAGATCTACTCAGATTTGATTTTCGGTGAGGATAAATATGAAATGCTGAAGAAAGATGAGTACAGAAAGAGAAAAAAGATTCGCGAATACTTACAAACAGCAGCTAAAGCGTTTAATTACAGGTAAATAAAATATTAATCAGTTAAATGTCCCTTTTCGGGGGACAAATCACTGAAAAAACATCAGACAATGTTGATCAAAAGTATCCTTTACAAATTTGAGGAGAATGAAGATTATATCCTTCTTCCAATCCGGAGCATGTCCGGTACCATAAATTTAACAGGTGAGCCTGTTCGTCAAAATTTCATCGAAAAAGCGGAATGCTCATCTTACATACCGAATATTTCTTCCGAAATGAAAAATATTTTAAGCAAGTTGGCGAAACTTGGTGGAATATTTTCGATAATCGATAATTCTGGAAATATGCATGAACTTGGGAACGATGATTTTAAAGCAGCTATTACCTACTCTGAAAAGAATGAAGGTGCACCGGGAACAAAATATGGTTATGATATCAAAATAACCTTTAGCTCTGCAGTTGGTATTCCTGTTCAGTCCTTTACCGATGAGGCTTCTTAATGTAACATTGTGGAATAAATTTCCTCAATGCAAGTTTATCAACCTCATCTGATTTCTGCAATACTCAACGAACCGTGGGCCATCGAAGAAAAAGCGGTTCACGATCTTTCGGTCACCATCGGCAATATCCTGAATCAGGGAGTTGTTTTTGAAAAGGGTGAACCGGTTGCTCCATCAACTCATGTAGTTATTGCCGGATCAGCCGGACCCGGTGGAAGAAAACCACAATCCGGGAAAAGCGTAAATGTCGCCGTTATAACCATCAGCGGTCCGTTAACCAAAAACGATCAGTACTGCGGACCTGCCGGCATGAAATCAATCGGAGCCTGGATAAATAATGCCGATCGGGATCCTGATATTTCCGGAATACTGCTCAGCATCGATTCACCAGGTGGAACCGTAGCAGGAACCGAAGAGCTCGGTAACATTATCCGCGATACCAAAAAACCAATTGTTGCTTTTGTTGATGATCTTGCAGCTTCAGCAGGTTACTGGCTGGCATCGCAGGCCGATGAAATTATTGCCAACAATTCAACTGCCCAGGTTGGTTCAATTGGCGTGCTCTTATCATTTATGGATATTCAGCCGGCACTGGAGCTTCAGGGAGTTAAATTTCATGTGATCACAGCGCCACAGAGCGGTGATAAGGTAAAAACATGGAATCAATTACGGGCCGGCAATTATGAAGAGTATAAAGAAAAAACGCTCAAGCCGCTTGCTGAAAAATTTATCAGTACTGTAAAATCTGCCAGGCCGGGCATAAAGGATGATCAAACTACGGCTGACATTTATTTTGCAAAAGACGTTGTCGGATCCCTTGTCGATTCCATCGGCAGTTTTGATGTCGCACTTCAGCGCGTTGCTGACTTATCTGTTAATTCCAATTCACTCAATATTCAACCAAACATGAACAAACCTGATCTGAAGAGGCTTGCAAAAGCTTCCGGAGTAGACGCATTTGAAAGTGCTGACGGCTCCATCACGCTTACTGCTGACCAGGCTGTTACTGTTGAAAGAGCTCTCGAAGCCCACGAAACAGCAAACGCAGCCCTCCAGCAGAAAGTAACGAATTCTTCCAATCAGCAAGCCCGCGTTACTGAGCTCGAAGGCCAACTTCAGACAGCTAACGATCGCATTGTTGTACTCGAGAAAGATCCGGACGATAAATCCGCGACCGTACAAAAAGAAACCGATGGCACCGGCGACCCCGCTGAAGAAGGTTTTTTTGAACGCTTTTCAAGATTGAAAAACCTTAAAAACAAGTAAAAGTGTCAATCACAATTCACCAGTTATTAATTGACGCCGGCGTAAAGTATAAGAAAGAACTTCTTACCATGCCGGTTGCCGAGCTCGCTGATGTACTTCAGTTCATGAGCCTCAAGACAGGTCTACAGGGCAAAGAAATCGGCGGTACTCTTACCACCGATGCCCAGTTGAGGCCTTACCGTACCGAAAAGGGCGCTTCCGACAGCACCAGAATCGATCCCTTTGAATGGGAAACATTCCTGGGCGACGTTGTTAAGGAATTCGACCCTAACGCAATTTTGGGCACCCTCTACACAGAGGCTACTGCAACCAAACCTGATCAGCGTGCAATTGCCCGTATGGTTGCCATGGAAATGGCCCGTAAAATCGGAGAAGCGCTGCACGATGCAATGTTCACCGCCGTTCGCGATGCCGAAGGCGATACCACAGCCGACCTGTTCAACGGGTTTTCAACCCTTACCACTGCAGCAAAAGTTGCAGGTACCATTTCAGCCGTCAAAGGCAATTACCAGGATTTGACTGCTGAAGCAATTACTTCAGCTAATTGTGGTGATGTTCTGAAAGCTGCTTACCGCAAAATCAATCCTTTGCTGAAAAAACGCAAAGTCCTTATGTATCTGCCAAGTTCAGTGCTGGATATGTACGAAGATTGGTTCCAAACCGAATTCGGTCATGTTCCCTGGAACGAAGGTCACGACCAGTCGAAGAAAACGCTGGTAGGTTCACGCGGTAAATGTTCGTTTGTTCCACTTGACAATATGGAAGGTCAGCCTTACATTTTCATAACCGTAAAGGAAAATATGAAAGTTGGCGTTGACCAGGAAAGCGACAAGGAAAACGTTGAAATCCGCCGGCCTGATAATCCAAAATTGGTGCAGTTCTTCCTGATGGCTTACTTTGGTGTAGGCTTCGATACGCTTGATAAGAGGTTTATTTGTGTTCTGGAAATTTCAACTGAGGAGGTAATCTAATGGCAGATCTGTATGAATCACTCAACTGGAGCGATGGTCAGATTAATCCCTCAGGGATAAAAACGACCATCTACTGGGCCCCGAAATCCTGGCTCAAGAGGCCACTTCCCAAAATTGCAGTTGCTCCGGCTACAGCATCCGAAAATGTGAATGTGGCTGGCGATTTTGAAATGGTTGCCGGTAAAACTTTTATGAAACTTTACACCACTCAGGGTAAGGGCAAAGTATACTGGGAACCCATGGGAGAGAAAGATCACAAAATGTTTACCAACAAGGCGACATTTTCTTTCCCTGATATCTCCGACTCTTCAAAGAGTATGGCAAAGCAAACCATCAATAGTAACATCGTTATGATTGTTCCTTTGCCTCACGAATCTGAAAAACGTTTCGTAATGCTCGGCGATGAAGATTATGATATTACAGTAAACATCAAAGGCGACTCCGGCGATGCTCCTGGTTCTGATAAGGGATTAACCATTGAAATCGAAGTTCCGTGCACAACTCCATTGCCTGGTTATAAAGGCGAACTTATCCTGGAGGATGGAACCTTAGATTGTGATACGGGTATTTTTGTACCCATAGCACCTTAGTGGTGCGATTTGAATCAATGAGTGAAGCCCTGCCCGGTTGGGCAGGGCTTTTTTAATAAACAAAAAAAAAGAAAACATGTCACTTTTAGAACAAATCCAAAATTGGCTTTTGTCTGAAAAAAGGGATTTTCAGTCAGGCCTACAGATGTATATCAATGCATCTCATAACCGATCAATAATGCTTTACCTTCAACGGAAAAGCGATCAACGAAAACTGGAATACGAACTTCAGAAACTGGCAAAACAAATGCCGGCACGTCTCGAAAAAATGCCGGCCATCGACATGGTTCCGATTGCTGTGTCAACACCAGTGGAAAAACCTAAAATTGAAAAACCGGCCGGCAAGCATAAAATACTTGAGCCTCGCCGGATCAATCGGGATGACCTGCCGGAAGAACTGCATATATTTTATGATGCAATAACAGGAGCTTACAAGGAACAGCGTGTTTTCCACGAAAAAATGAAGCTCGCAAAAACAGACGAAGAAAGAAAGATACTGCGTGGGGAAGTAATCAAATGCGACCAGGTGATCAGTGTCGGTTGGGATAAGCTCGATGAATGGCAACTTTTAAAGAGCCAGGGCGGAACCTTCCCTCCAAAAGAAAAGGAGAAAGAAGAATCATCTGCAGATGTGGCAAAAACGATTAACGCTTGCCGGAGCTATGTAAGCAAAGGAGTTGCAGCGTTGCCCGGGCTCGATGTCAAAAAAGCTGAAGCCAGGATAGTAGAGATCCGGAAGCGGATTGAGATCCTTATAAAATTAGGTGTAACAGTAAAAAAAGAAACAAGGGATCAGCTGGTAACCCTTAAAGTTATTGCTGAAGATTCACCCTTGAAAATCGAAACCCCGGAGTGCTGATCACTACAACATTAGTATGCAGCCACGCTCCTTGCTTTGCTCAAAAATTTATTTGATCAGAGCAAGGAGTTTAATTTAATAATTCAACTCTGGAGGTTATATGATAAACTGGATTGATGACCACTTAGCGATTTATCTTGATAACAAAATCCAGGCACATCACATTTTTGATAAGATGCTTCAGGAACTCATAAATGTTGATCAGGCAATCATCAGTTCGTTTGCCATTACTGAGCCATGGGTACGCCGGTTGATCAGGCACCGGGCAGATATCAAACACATCACTTTGTTTTTAGACTTTACGGTTGCTTCCCGGAAGCCACTCAATACCGATTATGCAGCTCGCAATGTTGATGAACTGTTGCTTACCAGGAATCATTCGAAAACCATCTTTATGTCTTCCGGTAACAAACGATTGCTGGCGCTGATCAGCAATAATGCCACAAATAATCAGCGGTATGAATCCGGAGTCATATTCAGTGATCATCCCGCAATTAATTTTTACCTGCAGGAAATTGAAACTATGAAATCGGATTCAGTACCATGGATGAAATAGAACAAAAAATCGAAGAATATGCGGGGCTATTTTTGACTGTAGATGAAATCTCGCTGCTCCTGGACATCGATCCGGCCGAATTTAGGCGAGACATCAGACATGGCAAAAATGAACGCGCACGGGCTTATAATCGGGGTAAATTGAAAAGCATCCTCGATGTAAGAAGGCAAACAGTTGCGTTTGCAAAAAAGGGATCACCTGCAGCTGAAGAGTTAGTTCAGGGATACATTGTAAAACAAAAGAATAATGAGTAGAAAAAACAACCTGGATAAATTTCAGGACCTGATGTTCCGCGACATGGATGAGTTAACAGCGCTCACACTTGTTGAGCGTGACCAGCTCAAGCGCTATAGGTTTGCTTTTACATTTTTACTTGATCATCCCAGTTTACCGGATAATGTGTTGAAAGATTATCTGATGTCTGAGTTTAAAATAAGTCAGTCACAGGCTTATCGTGATCTTGCAAATATGAAGGTGATTCTTCCAAATATAAAAAACGCCGGAAAAGAATGGATTCGTTATGTTGTAAATGAAGAGCTGAAAGATGCAATTGGTGAAGCTAAAGCAGTAGGCAAGCTCAAGGAAAGGATATTGGCCATTGCAGCCCTCGGAAAATACAACCGTCTCGATCAGGTTGATGAAGAAGAACTTCCCTGGGATGATATCATACCGGTACCCATTGAACCCACTTCAGACCCAACGGTTCTGGGAATTAAGCCGCTAGAGAACAAACAGGAAGAGATCCGGAAGCTTATTGAAAAATACAAGGGTGAAATTGAAATTGAGGATATAACCTACGAAGACATTAACAATGCAGGAAAAGAAGAAGATATATTTCAATGATCCTCAACTTGAATTCCGATATGTTGGCGCTCATACCTCAATATTTGTGGGAGGCCGGCGCCTTGGTAAATCGCATGGGCTTAATGCTCCGTGGTTATTGCGCAATGTGCAGTATATGCCACGCTCCGGAGGGGGTATAGTTGGGAGTACATTTCAGCAACTTTTGACCAGGACACTTCCCGGATCACTGAAGGCGCTCGAAGACATGGGATATCATCGCAATGTTCATTATTTTGTCGGACGAAAACCACCTAAGTCGGCCGGCTTTAAGGAGCCTGTAATAAAGCCTGTGAGCTACGATCATGTGGTAAGCTGGTACAATGGCTCAATTCAGTATCTGATATCGCAGGATATCCCCGGATCAAGTAATTCGCTTACTCTGCAGTACATCCTTGGTGATGAAGCAAAGTTCTTAGATTTCGACAAGCTTAAAGATGAAACCCTGCCAGCAAATGGTGGATACAAAGGTCCCTGGAAAAACTGCCCATGGTTAAACTCAGTTCTGTTTACTTCCGACATGCCCACCAGTAAGAAAGGATCATGGTTTTTGAATTACAAAGAGAAATCAGATACTGAAGTAATTGAGTCAATCAAATGGCTTGTACGCAAAATTTACGATTTAAAACAGGATTCCCAGACTGAATGGAATAAGCGCCTGATCAGGGAGTATTCCCTGCAGTTGGCTCAGCTCCGGAGTGTGGCTGTTTATTATCGCGAAGTGTCATCAATTGAAAATGTTGAGTTACTTGGTAAAAAGTACATAGCCCAAATGAAGCGTGATCTTCCACCCCTGGTATTCATGACATCGATCATGTGCATCAGGCCCGGGAAACTAAAGGATGGATTTTATCCTGGATTAAAAGATTCACACTTTTATTCAGCCTTCAACAATGATTACCTGCAGGGATTAGAATATGATTTTGAAAAGGCCCGGGAAGAGAGCTGCATTCAGGATGGTGATGTGGATCTCAACCGGCCACTGTGTGTCGCATTCGACTATAACGCAAATATCAACTGGTGCATAGTAGGCCAGCAAAAAGGAATAAAGGCCAATACATTGAAAAGCTTTTATGTAAAGTATCAGCGGAAGCTGCGCGAAGTGATTGACGATTTCTGTAAATATTACCGGCACCATTCCACCAGGGAAGTGGTTTACTATTACAATTCAACTGCCCTTGGTTCTAACTATGCTGTGTCGGACGAAGACTTCGCCTCAGTTGTCTGCAGTCAGTTCGATAAGAACCGGTGGACCGTAAAGAAAGTATTTATAGGTAATACCCTGAAGCATCATGAAAAATACATCATACTTGACCAGGCTTTGAAAGGCCAGAAGTATTTGATGCCTCAAATTAATGTGAATAACAATGAAGCCCTGAAGCTTTCACTGGAGCATACCGGCATAAGGATTGGGCCAAACGGTTTTCAGAAGGATAAAAGTGGTGAGAAGCTTGCTGAAAGTGAAGAGGATCTTCTCCAGCACAGAACCGATGGAACCGATGCATGGGATGATCTGATGTTAGGAATGTTCTTTTACCCTGATTATACATCAGCATCAACTCCGGGCATGAGCACCAGCATGATGGAAATCTAATAAAGGCTAAAGTTTAAGTTTTTGACGGATTTAAATAGCGGAGCGGATGATATCAATCTTACTCGAAGAGTACCAATCCCGGGGGGAGCGGCTGTCGAGCGAAGCGAGACAGCCGCGGGGGGGAGGACCCCTCGGCTAAACGTTTAAAAACGCTTATTGTCAGCTACAGTCCCGGATCTGCATCTGAGAAATATTCCGGTTCCGGCTGACTGTTCAGCATTTCAATACATAAATCGCAGGTGTCAGGGGTTTCCATTTCTCCATTCATATATGAATTAAAATCTTCCCTGCCCATGGTGAAATAATCACCGCAATATCTGCAATAAAAATAATTTCCTGTTGGTGCTGTCATGCTCTTTGTTTGTTAGTGGTTTCTGATTCGGGTTTAATTACAATTTTGCCTGATTCTATGATAACATAAACGCAGGTATTAGGCAAAAATCCGGCATCCTTTAGCCAATTTCCTTCTATTCGGATTGCCGGATAAAGGGTTCTGTTATAGAATCGGCCGAACCTTATTTTCTCCTGAATTCTTAATCTTCGCAATGTCTTAACCTGTGCCATTATGCTGCTCTCCTTTCTGATTGCTCAACCTGCAGGTTGCTGAATAAATAACATAGCGGAAAAAATTCTTCTTTTTTGTCCTCGTCCGTTTCCGGTTCTACCTTCTTTAACTGTCGGGGGCTTCCCCATACTACGAATGCTTTGCTACCTTTTAAAATCCTGTAACCTTTTTTATTCCATTCCCACAGGGTATTAAATTCGCTGTGTCCGTTCTGCCTGTAGAAACAATCCATAATAGCATCGTTTACGGTATCATACTGGCCTTCTTTCACAAGTGGTTTAACCTGTTGGCTCAATGCTTTGAGGGCTTCCCTCTTCTCCTTGTGTTCGTTTGTCTTTTCCATGTCTTAAAAAGTTAGGCCGGCAAGCCGCTGGACCTGCCGGCCGGTTAAAAATCAGGCTGCAATTAACATGTTTTCAATGTCTGAAATCTTGCCTTTTACATTCTTGATACAGATATCAATAAGAGTGTCAACGGCTGCGGGGTCAACACTTGTAAAAGTGGCTTGTCCTGCTCCGTTTGAGAGAACCAGATTAGTATTATTATTTATCTGGCTTCTGAATTGCTGCAGTCTGTCAAGTTGCTGCAGATAGTTTGAATGCTGCTCGCTACGGTGGTACTGCTCGTAAATTTTCCGGATCACATCATAAACGTTTGGTTTCTCCGGTTCCGGTTCCGGCTGTGGCTCCGGTTTCAAAACCTGCATTGTTGTTTCAACTGCCTGGCTTTTGTCCTGGCTTTCGTTTTGGCCTGTGGCCTGGGTAGCTTCTTTGGCTGCCCTGTTTGCTGCTTTACTCATTTGTTTAAGTGTTAGATTAATAGTGAATTATGGTATAAATATACAACATAATTGTAATATATGCAAGTAAAATGTAATATATTT